TTAACTGATTTTAAGGGGTTTTGCGCGAATTGAGTTTTGGGTGATTGTGCTTAGATCGCTGGGGCTAAATCGCCAACCATCCGCACTATGAAAGATTACGTTATAGCACCACTCACTACAGAACGATTTGGCGTGTGCTTGTGGTGATAGAAACACCACTCCCAATGCACCAAGTGTGTCGTAACGATGACGCCTGGTACGCATGTAATAACTCAAGACATTGTGTGATTGGAGGTTGTCAATCGCTTGTAAGTCCCATCTATCGCTTGGCAAGCTCATTACCTTATGTCTGACGCCGCCATCTCTAATAGATGCGCTATAGCAATCATAGCGCCCATCAGATCTGAGTATAGCAATCTCACAATGACTATATACGCCCTTAGTTAAAAGGCGTATTAAAGCATCTTGAAAGCTATTATAAAAGGCCTTTAAAGAGCGATCGCTAGGAACACGTTTACCTTTATAACTTGCCAGATAAATCATAACTGCTCAGCAACGGTAGCAATCTGCTGCAAAATACTATCTCGATGAGCATTAACGTCTTCTAAAGCAGTTAGATTATCAGCAGCTAGTTTCTGCATACGTAGTTTACCTAGCTCATCTAATGCTGCATCTAATTTCTGCGCGTCAGCTATAACGCTATCAGCCGCTTCCTTTGGTGTCATGCCAGTGGGTTCAGCGACAGCTTGTATTTGCGGAGGTACATCACCCTCATAATTAGCAGCGATAAACTCTTTGGCTTGCTTCTCACGTAGCGCATACTCACGCACAAAGGGGTTAAACTTACCGTAAATAGCAGCTACAGCATTATCAATAGCATCTTTTGCCTCTTGTTTAGCTGTCTGTAGTGCTTGTAGCTGTCGTGCCTCATCAATTATCCAGCCATCCTCTGTGAGTACAGCAAACTCGTTAGGTGGTGCTTGGTTTGTGATAATCTTGCCGTCAGTCCAAGCAGGTGCGTTACTGTACTGCGCATGGATATCGTCATCGATGCTGAAGTAAGCTGTACCGTCATCGGTGGGGTGAAAGCCTAAACTTGGGTCTAAATAGCCGAGGACTTGATAGCTGTTAGGGTTGTAGTTTACTAAGTACATTTTCTCTCCTAATTTTAGATAATAAAAAAACCGCCATAGTTAGCTTTCTAAACCACCTATGCGGTGAGGAAGGTGTTTTATGAAACGCTAGTCGCGTCCAGAACTATAAATTTATAATTAAAGTCATTGCTTACTCTGCTATCTCTGTTATTAAAATCAAAATCTAATTCGAACCTGCCACTAGCGTCTGCTATGATTTTTAATTTGCCTGAAACACGATATTGCCTGTCTATTAAAACCATGACGGGTTTACCATACTGTTTCTTGAACACTGGATAAATGCCTGAATTAATCCCGTCATGGTAGTAATTGCCTTCTACGATGTCTATTGCTTTTATGGGATCATAGCTGGAATTATATTCTATATCACCGTTGCTGTTATAAATCTCTATCCCAGAATTAACGGACGTAAGTCCACCAGTATTTACTCTATGTAAAATCTTAAACCATCTAGAGTCACTTGAGTAATTGGAAAGTTTAGTAAAGTTCCACGTATCAGCGTAAGCCCTTTCTAAAGTAGCGCCACTTGTCTGTAATATCTTAAATACACCTTGCCAGTTCCCTACGTTCCCTGAATTTACCTCACTTGCTGATCTGGGTTCTGATAAAAAAGCAGCATCTAAGTCTTTGCCTAATTGTAGTACTTCAGTGTCTGTATATATTTCTACGCCTGCGCCCATTTAATAAACTCCATAAACGATATGATAAGAATCAGTGTTATTGTTATGACTATCCGCTAATCTCATAGTAACTCTTGGTATGGGGTTGCCTTGATTATTGATGTAATAATCTCTTACCACACTAACCCTGCCATGACCTGTTTTAGCACTAGCATCCCAATTAAAGAACCAAAAAAATTCGCCTTCCTCTAGACCTCCGTGATAATCTACGTCCTCTAGTTTGCTATTACTTCTACACCACAAACTACCTAGAATTTTCATAACCCTGTCATTTGTGTCTAGTGTAAGTTTGCCATTCTCATCCCAAACCTGTAAACCTTGCGGCACATCGACCTCCTTTTGTTCTTCCTTTCCGCCAAAAAAGCGGCGAATGGCATTAATAATATTTTTAAAAAATGTAAGCATTACCACACCCCCAGTCTAACCCGTATCTGCCCTGAGTCGTCATACACCTCAATCTTTTCATCAGTGATCTTCAGTCCAACATTACCCGCGCTACTTTGAATAGTCGTGTTGCCAAACCTATCAACCTTAAAGCGGTTGTTAATGTTTAATTCGCCGCCGTTGATGAATGGGGCTGTAATCGTTTGATTAGCTTTGAGGTGCTTACCTAGTATCGTGCCGTCAGCGATTAGATCACCGTTCACGGCCACTTGATCGTTTACTACCGTAAGCATTGGTTTGACAGTGCTATCACCAGCGTCTTTGACGACACCGAATTTGTCTGCCATGACGATGACTTGGCTTTCTGCTGTGGTCTCGTTCGCCATTGCGCCCACGGCAATACCTGCAAGCGCTCGCTTACCGCCAGCAATGGCTTGGGTCTTGATGGTGTGGGTGGATTGGGCTGTATCTTTTGTGACCGAGGTGCTTTGCAGCGTTGTGATCTTACCCTCGGCGGTGTTAATCCGTGACAAAGCCTGATTGTTAACGATCGTTTGGGCGCTATCTTTGCTCGCTGTGGTCTCTTTAAACTCAGTCAGATCTGATGAGACGATATCAATACTAGCTGCCACGTCTTCAGGCGCGGGTGTCCAGTCGGTGGCTTTGGTGCCTTTTTCGACTTTCCAGTTCTGGTAGTTACCACGTCCGCTATACTCAGCGGACATAACCATATAAACCGCGTTAGCAGGCGTAGTAATTGTTCTAGGTTTATCTAAATATCCACTTTTAAATTCCCCAGAAATATAAACTTTATCTGCTGTGTAGTAGGCAATTCTAAGATTAAAAAAGGCTGAACCAAAGGTAGATAGTGTGTATCTTGCATTGGATTCTACTTTGATATGGGTCGAATTGGCGTGAGCGTTGGTAGGCTCTATTGCCCCTGTTTCAGGGATAACGTAGCTGTTGAAAGTTAAGTCTTTTATGATTAGTAGGTTACGCCCACCAATCTCTAAGCTCTCAACTTGTAGCTCAGCATGGGCTTTGGCGGCAGTCTCAGCAGCATCGGCTTTATTCTTAGCATCCGCTTTGGCAGCGCTGATGGCTTGTGATTTGGCGGTGGTCGCGGCGTCCTGCCATTCGCTTTGCAATGCTGTCCTGGCAAGGCTTGATACTTCGGTTTTAGAGGCTTTGGTGCTTTGCAGGGACGTAATGCTACTCTCAGCGTTATTAATCCGAGACAGGGCTTGGTTGTTGACGATCGTTTGGGCGCTGTCTTTGCTTGCTGTGGTCTCTTTAAACGAGGTTAGCTCTGATGAGACGACATCAATAGCAGCATCGACATCTTCAGGCGCTGGGGTCCAGTCCGTGGCTTTGTTGCCTTTTTCAAGCTTTAGATATTTTGTATGGATTTTAAAATTAAGAGGTAGAAATGTTTTAGTACCGATCATTATGTCAGCATTATCAACGGTATAATCTGACTTAAATACAACTTTAATAATTTGAAAATCATCAGTTAAACTATTAACGACTGTGTCTGTTACGTCCAACAACCTATTAGTCATACCATTGGTGTTATACATAATAGCGGTATAGCTTAATTCTAAAGGTGCTGATGCTCTAATGTAGATGCTTAAAGTATACGTTTGACCTTTTATAATACTAGTGTTTTCACCATCTCTGATTCTGAATGCTGTCTTCTGATTTGATTCACTTACCATCATATTAGTAATTAAATATCCTGCATCGGACACTGTAGACTCGCTGTGAGGATATACATCTACAAAACCATTAGACCAATCGCTATATTTTAATAGGTTACGTCCACCAATCTCTAAGCTCTCAACTTGTAGCTCAGCATGGGCTTTGGCGGCAGTCTCAGCAGCATCGGCTTTATTCTTAGCATCCGCTTTGGCAGCTGTAAGCTTAGCATTAGCGTCATTGATCGCTCGTTGCTCTTCAGCTGTCACGAGCCCGTCAGCATAAGCTTTGTCGGTGACGCTCTTAGCCGCTACTTTCTGAGTGGCGTAAGTCTGTGCAGCAGCTTTAGCGGCGTCGGCTTTGGTTTGGGCGTCTGTCTTAGCACTGGCTAACGCGGCATCGGCTTTGGCTTTAGCGTCTGCTGTGGCGGCGCTGATGGCTTGTGATTTGGCGGTGGTCGCGGCGTCCTGCCATTCGCTTTGCAATGCTGTCCTGGCAAGGCTTGATACTTCGGTTTTAGAGGCTTTGGTGCTTTGCAGGGACGTAATGCTACTCTCAGCGTTATTAATCCGAGACAGGGCTTGGTTGTTGACGATCGTTTGGGCGCTGTCTTTGCTTGCTGTGGTCTCTTTAAACGAGGTTAGCTCTGATGAGACGACATCAATAGCAGCATCGACATCTTCAGGCGCTGGGGTCCAGTCCGTGGCTTTGTTGCCTTTTTCAAGCTTTAGATATTTTGTATGGATTTTAAAATTAAGAGGTAGAAATGTTTTAGTACCGATCATTATGTCAGCATTATCAACGGTATAATCTGACTTAAATACAACTTTAATAATTTGAAAATCATCAGTTAAACTATTAACGACTGTGTCTGTTACGTCCAACAACCTATTAGTCATACCATTGGTGTTATACATAATAGCGGTATAGCTTAATTCTAAAGGTGCTGATGCTCTAATGTAGATGCTTAAAGTATACGTTTGACCTTTTATAATACTAGTGTTTTCACCATCTCTGATTCTGAATGCTGTCTTCTGATTTGATTCACTTACCATCATATTAGTAATTAAATATCCTGCATCGGACACTGTAGACTCGCTGTGAGGATATACATCTACAAAACCATTAGACCAATCGCTATATTTTAATAGGTTACGTCCACCAATCTCTAAGCTCTCAACTTGTAGCTCAGCATGGGCTTTGGCGGCAGTCTCAGCAGCATCGGCTTTATTCTTAGCATCCGCTTTGGCAGCTGTAAGCTTAGCATTAGCGTCATTGATCGCTCGTTGCTCTTCAGCTGTCACGAGCCCGTCAGCATAAGCTTTGTCGGTGACGCTCTTAGCCGCTACTTTCTGAGTGGCGTAAGTCTGTGCAGCAGCTTTAGCGGCGTCGGCTTTGGTTTGGGCGTCTGTCTTAGCACTGGCTAACGCGGCATCGGCTTTGGCTTTAGCGTCCGTAGCAGCAGCAGTGATTGCTTGGGTCTTAGCAGTAGTCGCTGCGTCTTGCCATTCGCTTTGCAATGCTGTCCTGGCAAGGCTTGATACTTCGGTTTTAGAGGCTTTGGTGCTTTGCAGGGACGTAATGCTACTCTCAGCGTTATTAATCCGAGACAGAGCTTGAGTATTAACGATCGTTTGGGCGCTATCTTTGCTCGCTGTGGTCTCTTTAAACTCAGTCAGATCTGATGAGACGACATCGATACTAGCGGTCACATCTTCAGGGGCGGGTGTCCAGTCGGTGGCTTTGGTGCCGCGCTCAATCTTCCAGTTCTGATAGTTGCCACGGTTCTTATGCTCAGCGGACATAACCAAGTAAGCGGCATTATCAGGCGTAGTTATTATTTTAGGTTTGAGTAAATACCCGCTATCAAATGACCCTGATATATAGGCTTTATCTACCGTGTAATGAGCAATTCTGAGATTATAAAACCCTAATACGCCGGTAGATAGTGTGTATCTTGCATTGGATTCTACTTTTATATATGCCGAATTAGCATGTGCATTGGTAGGCTCTATTGCCCCTGTTTCAGGGACGACGTAGCTGTTAAAAGTTAAGTCTTTTATAACCAGTAGGTTGCGTGCGCCAATCTCAAGGTTATTAACCTTATCATCCGCATAGTTTTTCCATTCGCTTTGAAGCGCGGTACGTGCAAGGCTTGATACTTCGGTTTTGCTCGCTTTAGTAAATTGTAAGTCGGTGATGCTGGTCTTATTGCCACCAACTTGGCTCGCTAGAGTTTGACGGGCAGTTGCTTCAGCCGTATCGCCTGCAATACGCGCGGTACGTTCTATCTCCAAGCCTGAAGTTAACTCGCCTTGCTTAGCAGTTATCGTCGTTAATTGCTGAGCTTGCTGGTCATTAACGCCAGAGACTTCAGTGATTTGTGTGCCAAGCTCCTGAGCTTTGGCAATCAGTGCATTGGTTTGTTTTGTGTCTTGAGCGGCTATCGCTTGTGTGCGAGCGTTGGCCTCCGCTTGCACAGCATTGGCACGAGCCGTAGCCTCAGCTTGTAGAGCATTAGCGCGGGCAGTAGCTTCAGCGGCCACTTTGTTGACTGCATCGATATTAGCGGTGCTGACAGCTTGGTTTTTAGCCGTATCGATATCATTTTGCAAGCTATCGATCAGTGATTGAGCCAGCTCAGTTTGAGTGATTTGACCATTAATACTGGCGACTATCTGCGAGGTATCACTACTACATTGACCGCTGATGGTAACCCAATTGCCAGTATTGCCTTGATCATCGACCAGACGTAACCAAAAATGGTGGGTTTCTAACAGCTTAACGCCATTTTGGGTAAATGTGTCAGTCGGATAAGATAAAGTAGCCACCTTGCTTGCAGTCGCTATATCAGCCGTTTGGCTGCGATAAATCTCAATCTTAGCTTTATTAATGACGGTAGCAGGGTTCGTCCAGTCGAGCTTGATAGCAAACAGCTCAGGCGTGGCTTTTAACCCGTTGATGTCATAGTCGATTGACCATTCTTTAATAACGGCCTCTGTCAGCTCACCATTGGCGGATTTACCACGGATTTCAGCTCTATAATCACCATTTGATAGGCCTTTGAGTTTAATCTCAGCGGTGTCTTGCGTGTAGCTGTTATACAGTTCGCCGTCTTTGTATATCTTGATAAAATACTGAGTAGTGTTTGTGCCTTCCCAAGATACGACAAGCTCATCACCGTCTTTTGAGACAGTCCCGTAGCTCACTTGTGGCTTGTGCTTAGTGGCAGTGTCGTCTTGCTCAAAAGTTACACCTCGGTCAACCACAGCTTCTTTGTTTTCGTCATGCTGCACGGCGCTGATGGTGTAAGTACCGTCATCCTCAGCGATGCTTAAAGCGCGGAATAAGCGCGGTTTTACATCTGTTTTAGTCGCACTAAAGACGCCTAATTGCTCGATACCGACAGGGCTATCTACTAGCGTGATGGTATTGTCATTAGTAGCTGTGACATTGATGGTTTTGCTCTGACCATTAGCATAATAGCGAATGCTGCTGATGTCGCTCATAGCACGGTCAACCGTGATAATGTTGCCACTGACAGACAGCACGCGGCCGCCAATCATATCGCCGGCATAATCATTATCTGCAATCTCAATGATGTCAAACGGTAGATGACGGATACCCTCACGTCCGACACTAAAGCTGACCATTTGGCGTTCGCGGATAGAGGTCTCAATCATTCCTTTGCCCACGCGCGCGGCCTGGCCACGGCTAGTACACCCAAAGGCGGTGATTTGCTTAACATTGAGGCCATAGCGCTTGATGGCCTCATCATTTGCCACGTACTCAGTCTTAGTCGCGAAGTTGTCAGTTTTGTCATTGTATTTGACGTGAACAGCCGTAAAGATAGTCTTTTGCGCGGCTCCAGAGTAGGCAAACATACCGTCAACTACGTTGGCATTGCTATAAGTAGCGGTAGGGTCTTTTTTAGCATCTTGCAATGCGGTGACCATCTGCCCGTCCCACACGGCGATGCCACGAAATACGCTCGCTAGGTCGTCAAGCAATGCCTTGGCGTCTCTTGGCTCGCTTAGATACGCATTACACGTAAAGCGCGGCTCTTCACCGCCAAAGCCATCAGGGACGATTTGGTCACAGTATTTAGCGATTTGATAAAGTGACCACTTATCACAGCCGAACTCGCCAAGGCGGTCACCCAGACCATAGCGCTTGTCAGTCACTAGATCATAAAACACCCACGCTGGGTTATCAGACCAAGCGGTTTTAAACTCACCAAGCCAAACGCCCTCATAGGTGCGCGTAATAGGGTCATAGTTGCTCGGTACTTTAATCTGTGTCCACTTATTACGATACGTGCGCGTAGGGATTTTGCCGCCAAACTGTGCTGAATCGATCTCAAGTCCAACGACGACAGAGTTAGGATAGCTAAACTTCGCATCAATGGACTCTACATAGCTGACCCAATGCGTCTCATTACTGACTTTATCAGTCGTGCTGTCTGGCGTATTGCGCTGCACACTGATGTTAAATGGCACGTCTGGCAGGTCAGTAAGCATAACATCTTGATGATAGGCAGAGGTAGTTTTACCAGAGATAGTAACGGGGTAGCTTTTACCGCCACACATGACGGTAAGAGATACAGAGCCGCCCACGCGGTCGCCCTTATCTGTCATCGTAACCAGTGACCCAAGCGCCAACGTCACTCGTACGCTATCGACCAGCGGATCAGTAATAGTGCGCGTAATAGGCGTGGCCGCTTTAACCTCAGTACCAACAGCTACGATTTTATCTGTGCTATCAAATCCTGCCAGATAGTCTTGATTGTGCGTACCTGGTAATGCAGCCACACGAATGCCAGTGAAGTTATAGCTGCCGTCGCTATTTTGGATGGGTGTGTTGTCTAAGTAGATGTTTTTAAATGTCACATCCGTACCTGCCACGCCTTCGCATAGCAAATCAATGATTTTGAGCCTTTGCGCTGACTCTAGTGTATTTGGCTTCTCAATCGGCGTATGTCCGCCGCCGCCGCCTTTGCCGCCTCCACCCATTAATCTACCCTTACTGTATAGTTAGTTGCTATTACGCTATCGTCATTTGTATCTAAGTTATAATTTTCAAAAGGTACTGGCACATGATAATCACGAGTTTGTACCAGCTCAGCCGCAGGTTTTGCTTGCACGTCACCGCTGACTTTATAGCTCTCAATTGACTGGGATATGACCTTGCTGCCGATCATGATGTCACCATAAGCCACGGGCACACATGAGCCTTGCGCTGTGTTGTTGCCGAGGCTACTAAAAGATGACGAGCGTGATTTGTCCGTATTACTAGTATCGCCAAAGCTGGGCTGTTTGGTCAGCATTTGCGCCACGCCGCCAAGTACCATACCGATACCCGCCGTGAGTAATCCTGTTGAGAATGCGCCCATAGCGGCCAGTGAGGCACCGCCTGTAAAAAAGGCGGCACCAATCATGGCCGCACCTAAGATAATCTGGCCATACTTACCAGCGCCAGCGACTTCTGGCACAATGTGGATAACGTCGTTATCGTTTAAATCACGGTGAAAGTCGGTGTCGATGCTGTCATCGGTCACATCCCGTTTGGCAACACGGACAAAGTAACCACCATCCGCGATACGCCTTTGTAGTCCATCAATTTGGCTAAACAAGGCGCGCATGGCCTCGCTGGTGGTTGCCACGTGCAAGTCAAAGCGCGCGCCAAAATCCGTTAAATCGCCGTATAGTCTTACGATTGCCATTATCTCGTTGCCTCCAAATCATTGGCGATAGCGGTCATCATTGCTGGCTGCCAGTCTTGATGTCGCCAGACCGAGTGCATAGACTTATGCCAAACGTCGCAAAAACCCTCACGCCGTGAAAGTCCGCCGTAGGGATGGTGTAGCACTTGCTCATCACCCAAATAGATACTAGCGTGATTAGCGTTGCCACGGATTGACGTTAAGATCACATCGCCAGGCTGCATATCCGCCAGATCAATCTGATAAAACCCTGACTTCGGAAAGTTGACGATAAAGGCGTTATCAGCAATCTCTTGGGCTTCACCTTTGCGCTCATACTTCATGAGCTTAATGCCGCACAGCATATAAGCATCTTCTACTAGCGAGTAACAATCACGCTTGCCATAATCAAAAGTACGACCACGCAATAATGGCGCGTAGCGATATTGCAGTACTCGCCATTGATCAGCGAAAAAGGCCAGCCACCAATCACAACGCATCTTGTGTTGAGCTTGACGGTCTGCACCGCTTAAGTAGCGCTGACCTTGCGGGTGCGAATGCACGACAGCATCAGCAGGCTGCCAAGCGTCTGGGCTTATACGAAAAGTCTCGCTTGGGTCATCGGCAACGTTGTCACAGGGGATATAAGCGTCATTGACGATTAGGCCGCAAGACTCGTTAGGGTAAGCTTGCTTAGCATGATTGATGATTTGATGCGCTAAACTCATAACTTATCAACTCCCACAAAGCCACCAAAGGGCAAAACCGCTTTACGGCCAAATCTAGCACGGCAACCTTGCAAGCACTTACTACATTTATCTTTTGTCATATCACTGGTAGGCTGATCGTACTCGTCGGCTACCGCATGGCCGGTATAGCCACAGCCATCACCTCTATACACCCAGTTGCACGTATTAGCCACAATGATACGCCGAGGCAGCACAGCGCCGTCAGTCTCACTGGGCACGGCCAACTCAAAAGTAGCGCTTTGATTGTTAAGCGCTGAGTAGCGCTCAATGACGTACCGTGATACTAATTGCTGGTTTGGGTCTGCATTGACGTTACCACCGGTAAAGTTACTAGCGTCTAAATGCTGGGCGTAGACTTGGCGACGGGTCACAATCGCGCCGACGCCGCCTTGGTAGTCCTCGATGACCGCGGTCACGAGGCCGTAGAGGTTAGACAGCGTGATATTGGGGCGATTGCTTGCCCCCGTGCCTTTTAGCTCAAAGCCGTCTGCTTGTATCGGGTACGGCTGATATGGCACGCCTTGCCAAATAATGGACTGACCCAGCTCATTGGTTTGATTACAAAAATGAAAGACCTCACCACCAAATTTGGTCAAGTCGATATCAAACAAGTCGAGCAATACATCTTGCTCAAGCTTGGTGATGGCTTGGCTTTGCTTTGGGGTTAACTCTCTCATCGTGGTGACTCTTTGTTTTTAAGGATTCGTAGCTGCGGACTCAGTGGCTGCAATATCGACGGACTCAAACCCAAGCTCAATGCTCAAAACATCATCTGCAAATGTCAGTACAAATGCGTTGACCTTCTTGCCCTGATACATGAATGCGTTAATTTGGCCTTCAGCCCAAGCGGTAATCTCTGCTTGCAGCTTAGAGATACGACCTTTTCGTACATTTTCCTCTGCTGTAATGACCTCAAAATCGCGGTATTGGTCGTCATAAGCGATACTGATGTTTGCTGCGCCTGCCTTATCCCAAGTGTCTTTGGTGTGATAAAAGTTCATCAAGACTAGTAATTCATCGACAGTTAGGGTTTTAGGTGTGGTTTTAGGATTGCTCATAGTTTTCTCCGGTGTTTGATAGTTATGCGCGGACTTGATGCATCGTCCATTGTAGTGACCATTTTGCGCCGCCTTGCGGGCTACGTGAGATACTTTTGGCGATATACTGACGCAATGGCTCATCGCTTGTGACACGCCATAAAAACGGCGTTACCGTATGCGCATCTAAAAAGGCTTTGATGGTATCGATGGTGGCTTTGGGGCCGACTTTACTGACTTGCCAATGTTCAAGGCGCGGGGCAAGTCCATTAGGCGCACGCTGAATAAAGCCGTCACCAAATTGCACGGTGCGGACGTCATCGTCAGTGCTGCCTGTGCCCTGCAATGCGATATCATAAGTAAATGTATTCATGATACTTAGATTAACAGTATGTTTATCAAGCGGTTATTAAAGTGATTTACTGATTTTTGGACATAAAAAACCCCCTTTAACGGTTGCTTAAAGGGGGTTTGAGTTAGTATCTAAGCATCAAAGCGTTATTTCATTTTCGACTTCATACAGTCCAGATAATAGCTGTTGGCAAACTCGTCAGCTGCTTTGTCTTGGTATTCAGCAGTTGAGTATCTAGGAGCATCATAAGCACGCATGACAATCTCCATCATTAGATTTTTGTGCTTAGCATCTGTGCTTGGATCATTGACGAAAACATCCATCATATCTGTTACAGGTACTCCCACTTGTCGATTTTTCATCATTTGTCTAGATAGCTCCATGACAGATCGGCAAACACTATCATCAATACCACTCTCTGACGCTTGAGCATACATTGGTGCTGTCATCGTTGCCGATATGACCACCGCTAATAATATTTTCTTAATCACAATACAACCCTCTAAAAGCCAAATAAATGTCCATAGTACACGAATTATCGAGCTGCTAACATCCCCCCAGGTCGCATCTCATTTTGCAGTGTTTGCAGTACCACCGCTTTTAGCGAGTCGGCAAGCTGCTTACCATCACGGCTGCTGGTCTGCACATCAGTACTTGTACCCTCATTGCTGATATGTACATCAATCTGCACTTGATTGACCACACCTGCCGATTGGCTTGATTGCTGATTACCAAAGACTTGTACGCCAAGCTTGCCATTGGGGCCACGGGTCAGCGGCATAACTGCTTCAGGGCCTGCCTCACCCATGACGCCAAGGCCGCCTGCATGACGAAACGCCGTCGGTTTATTAAAGATATCGCCATTTGCATAGTACTGAATGCTATGTGTATTAAATGCACCGCCTTTTGCCAGTGCCAACAGGCCACTACTACCAAACGCGCCACCATCTGCGAACATACCTACGGCTGCTTTTGCCAAACGTAACATAGCGAACTGAATTAGCATCTTACTAATGTCTTGTAAGATCGAGCCAGCTAAGTCTTTAAAATTGCCTTTACCTGTGGTGACAAAAGCAGCTAAGCTATCGCCCATCTTATTAAATGCGCCAGTCGTCGCCTGTGTCATGGTCTCATTGAGACTTTGCGCACCATCGACCAGACTTTGAAACCCTGACTGCATGCCGCCGACCCAATCATTATCCTTGAGCTGTTGTTGTTGCTCACGCAGGGACACTTGCGCATCACGTAGCGCCATGGTTTGCGCAATCTCTTGATCTAGTAATTGCTTGCCTTTTTCAGACAGACCCTGCTTAATCCACTCAGCTTGGTTTAATAGATCACGTTCAAAGCGTAGGCGCTCAATCTCAGATGCCTTTTTGCCGATCAGTGAGGTCTCAAAAGCGTAGTCGGCCAGTCGTGATTGATTGTCGCCGGCAAAACGCGCCAGGCTATTGGTCTCGTTTGTTTGTGCTTGAGCCACTTTATCTAGTAGCTGCGCTCGAGCAGTGAGCCATTTTTGACTCTCTTTATCTTGAGCGCTCAGATTTTCTTTGACTTTGATCAGCTCACGGTAGCTATCCAATACGCTGTCTTTGATACCAGTATAAGCACCATTTTCTCTGTCATAGTCAAAGCTGGCCAACTGACTATTATCACCAAACAAGGCAATGTCTTTTTTTAGACCGCCCATAGCATTGCTGACATTTTGTGCTAGATTCAGAGCTTCTTGCACCGCCTCGCTTGCCTTGCCCTTGATACCAAGCGCCAAGCCCTCTGACAGCCATTCGCCAAACTGCTTAAATAAGCGTGACGGTGAGCGGATGATAAAGAAATTTTTAACCGTATCGCTGACGCTACTGGCCAAGTTTTTGGCGACACTGATTGCGCCACTAATTTTGGCTTTGACGCCATTGATTAAGCCCTGTACCGCATCGATGCCGATGTTGTATAGCTTGGACGCAAGACCGCCAAACGCTTTAGCAATGTTAGCCACACCGCCTGTAACGATACTAACCGCATTTTTTAGACCACTACCAATGATAGTCACAAAGCCTGCAATGTCGCCACGAGCTAAGGCCTTAATCGCATTAAAAGCCGTTTTAATGGTGTTTTTAACGAGGTCAAACCCCGTATTAAAGACAGTGGCTATAACGTTAATAGAGGTGCTAAATACCGCCTTGATAACCTCAAAGCCGCTACTGACCACACCTTTTATGACATCAAATGAGGTGGTAAAAATGCCCTTGATAGTTGCCCAACCAGCGGTAAATACTGCCGACACCAACCCCATGGTGACTTTGACATTAGGCGCTAAAAAGTCAAAAGCCGCGCCTGCCCAGTCTTTGACGGTGGTAAATATCTCTTTGATATTGCCAAAAGCTTCTTGTACGGGTGCAGGTAGCGAGCCGAATACCTCGGCGGCTTTGGCTTTGATGGTGTCCCAGTTACGATAGAGCAGTACGCCCACCGCCACCAAGGCGCCAATTGCCGCTACTGTCAAAAAGACGGGACTGGTAACAAGCGCAACAGCAGCACCAAAGCCTGTGGTCACGGCTGTCGCCAATGTACCAATGGCTGTCCAAGCAGCAACCGCACCATTGAATAATAAGAACGCACCAGCGGCCGCGCCAATACCACTTGCCAGCGGGATGATAATCTCTTGATTGGCTTCAAAAAAGTCAGTGACTTGCCCGACAGCGTCCCCAGTTTGTACGGCAAGCTCTTTTAGGCGACTAAATCCATCACCCACTGCTTGTAATGCGACCTGCAACCTCTCGGCATTTTCAGACGTATTTAATGCCTCTGCCATGCTTGACGCAACATCTTTGACGTTTTGGATGCCATCTGTCAGCATTTGCCATGAGGTCACCGCCTTGCCAGCCACTGATGACAGACCATCTGAAAAACTACCAATCCAGCCCATGATCTGCTCTTGATTGTTCTCAAATGCGTCCGCTATAGATAGTAAGGTGGGCATCATGGCCTTAAATGCCGCAACTTTAAAGCCATCAAACATCTGACCCATCTGGCCAAGCGTACCTCTTATCTTTGCTGCATTCTTCAGGTCTATCTCAGACATAATCATGCCTGCATCACGAGCGCTCTTACCGATACGGTCAAATTCAGCGCCATTGTTTGCAAGTAGCGGTTGCAATAGCGTCGCATCACTAGCGATGGCCTCTAAGTAAAACACCATCTCTGCTTGGCTCAGATTAGCCTTTTCTAACCCCGTATAGTACAGCTGGAGAGCGTCAGCGCCTGACAAGTCCTTAAACATATCGGCGGTAATGCCAACTTTGGGCCCGACATTTTCAAAAAAGTCTGCCATCGGGCCTGCGCCCGTCTGCATAAAGTCGCCGACTTTGTCGTTAGTGTCTTTTAAGATGTCAGAGAGCATATCTTGCTCAACGCCATACTGCTTTGCACCCGCCGCCATCTCTTGAAACCTTTGCGTACTGACATTAGCAACGCGTGAGAGCTGCTCAATCTCACGCGCTAAAGACAGCTGACTACCTGCGATAAGACCTACAACGCCAGCAAACGCCCCACCAAACATCGTGACCTTGGTAGCCACACTTGCAAGCGTGCTAGCAAGCCCCTTGGCACGCTCTCGTAAACGCCCAAAAGTACCGCTGGTGCTACGATCAGCGCGTCTTGAGGCATCATCGACATTATCAAGCCCACGATCCAAGTCATCTAGCGTGCGTATCGCTGCTGTACCATCGGCTGATATGACCAGACCAAACCTTAACTCTTGACTCATTACCTACCTCAATTAATACAAAAAGCCCAGTGTTTAAGATAAACACTGGGCCTTCTAAGTATTATTAAAGTGGCTTACTGATTTGCGCTGGCTGCTAGATGCTCATTGATGGCATTGGCGTAGCCTGAGACTGCTATCCTAAAGTTAACAAAGTCATCTGGTGTGACGCTGATATCGACGCGGCGTAGCAGTATATCTATCGCTACCCAATCTATGCCCATGACCGTACCGCTATAGGGGTTGCGAGTCAGTGCTACATAATCAAACAGGGGCAGAATAGGGATAAACTCACGCCAGACCGTCATCACTTCAAACTCAAAATCTTCTTGCTTGGTGGCGACGCCAAACTCTGCAAAGGCGTCATCGGTGGCTTGTTGTTCCGCTAGGTGGGCATGATAGGCTTGCTCTTGCTCAGCCACATGCCGACCTAGCGCCATTAGTTTTTTTGATGCAGCTTGTTACCGCCGACACTGTCAAAGTAGCCTTCGATCAATGCTTGACGAAATTCAGAGATAGCGAGGAGCTGACGTTTACTGTCTTCATCAAATTCTAAATCTTCGCCGTCTTCACCTTTGATTTGTCCTTTATGCCAGCCGGCTAAGACTTTATCAAAAAATTCGTTTTCGATTTCTTCTTCATGCTCAGCTTGCGTCGCTTGCACGCGCTCTAATAGATGCACGCGCTCATCATGGGGCAAGCGGTTAAAGTCCACTTTAACAGTCGTTTTCTTATAGCTTCCGTTATAAGGCATCTTGATTGTGATTGTCCAAGGATAGGTATCAGCGACATCGCTCAGTTTAAACATGGCTTTATTCCTAATTTAAGTGATTTTAAAAGGGTTTTAAATATGACTAAGCCGTGACGATTAACGGCTCAGATGGGTCTAACTAAAAGTAATGGTATAAGGTGGATTGCTTGCTGATTGCATGACACTACACTCAATCTCATAGCCCAGCGCACCATCCATATCAGTGGCTTTGGGAATATCAATAGCCACCGCAGGATAGTTAAGCTTAATTTTGTGACCAGCGACTGTGCCATGCTCAATCACTAATGGCATCTCGTCACCGTCCCAGGCTTTTTGGTATAGGTTAATCTCACTCAGCTGCGGCGCACCAACGGCGATCGTGACCATCGGCTTACGATCGCTAATCATAGAGGATTGATGATTGACCATATCAAGTGAGGTCACCTCATTACCTGTGGTATGGCTAAAGGTCTTCATGGCATAGTCTTTAGCGCCCAGCTTAAACACAGGCGTATTGGCAAAATTCACCGCTTTTGGTGTCTGATATCCCTCAATCAAAGTGACCAGATCGGCAGGCTTGGCAATCGGGATGGTGCCGCCCACCATAGAGATCTCAAACTCCCAGTAACCCAGCTCGCCACTGTTAGCTGACAGTTTGATTTCAGCTTGAGCGCTTTTACCCATGTGAAACTGACCATCAAGCAGAAAGGCAACCGTGCCAAAGCTGGTGTCTGTGGTTTCAGGCGTATAGGTCACGGTATCGGCCGCGACGGTCTCAGAGTGACCTGCCATCAAAAACAGATCACGATACGCGGGCGCAGTGCCAGCCGTGCCGCTACTGGCAAACGCGACTTTGCCTGTGATTTTTACTTTATCCGTGGTGCGGTGCTTTTTGTTTGCGCCCCAGCGCTCACCGTCCTTTTCTTGCTCGACAGTGTCGCCCTCAAAGCTGATATCGACGTCCTTGGTTTCGACGGGTTTTAGCTGATTATGCGGTAAATCACCGATACCCCACAGCAGCAGCTTTTTCTTAAATTTACGACTTAATGCAACGTTTGGCATGATTTGCTCCTGTTAGCCTTGCTGATTGATTTTCTGGGTATAGCCCAGCTCATAGATGTCCGCCCATACATGCAAGCTGTCTTTGAGATCGACCAAGCCGCCAGTGACAAAGGTTAGCGGGTCAGTGTCCGCGCCTTTACTATCGGTGCAGACATAGCCACTGATGGCGCTAAAGACTGCCGCTTGCATGTCTTCCGCGATATCACCGACCGCACTACCGTAAGCGTCACTATAGTTACTGCAAATAGTAATAACCTGATAGCGCTCAGTGACGTCTTGGTAGTAGTCGCTGCTAGATTGCGCTTGAGTCTCAAGCTTGATGACATAACAGCCCTCGGTGGTATTACGGTTTTTTAGCACTTCATCTAACTGTCCGCTGTCGGCAACTTCTACAAACATACGGTCATGTGCTTGGTCATAGTCATTGATACGCTGGGCGATTTGCTTTCTGATTTGCATGCTACTCTCCCAGCGCATCTCTGATAAATTGATTGATGGCGTTGGCATCGTTACTACTTATGCCTAGGTATGGTCTAGTTTGTTGGTGGCGGTTGGCATAGACTTCATTTGAGCCAACTCGCACATCAGTAGCTGATACGTTATAAGTCATTGAATTCAATAGATTGCCCGTATATTCCAAAATACCACCGCTTGAGTATTGGCGTTTGCGAGCCGCGTAGTCAGGATCAAGCTCTGCCCAGTCTTCACCTTCAGGCGATTTCTTTTCATCAGCGATGCGAGATCTCGCACTTTCAGTAAGCTCGTTACCAATGGCGTTTAAAACAGGTCTTAGATCATCTGTATGAGCGCGTAATCTGGCAAAAAGATCTCGACAGTCATCCATCCCATTCCACGTTATTGATGTACTCATCTTGACCTCGACTGTGATTAACGCATCAAACCATCTTTAAATCGCTTTAAACCCCGTTTAAATTTGTTTAAAGATTGCTTATTGTCCTAACACCGCTTTTTAACTTTAAAACGCCTTAGAACGCATTTAAGAGCGTTCACCGATAAGTAAACAGCATTAAGTCAAACGACCCATGGTTGTACGAGTAAACTGTCTATCCTCACTGCTGATATCGGCATGATGACTTGGCTGATCATCCGTGGGGTCATCTTCAGGGATGGAGAGGCCTAGACTGGTCTCACCTTTAGCAAAGCGCTCCAAGTGTTTGGTGGCATCGTCATATAGCTTGTTAGTGCCATTGTCGGACTTGCCTGTATTGCCAAGTTTGACCTTGAGATAGTACACCGCCAAATCAATGGCGAGGGTCTTGACCAAGGCAGGAACAATAGCAAGCGGTAAGCTGACCCGCTGGCCGATGTAGCTATCAATGATGCCGATACCGTCTGCTATTGCTGCCTCAGCCACGGGCACATTGATACTGTCGGCACGGGTCTTGGGATTGGTCAGCTCAATGACCGTCTGCTTACCTAGCCGTAATTCCAAGTCTGCAACCGTGGCATAGCTCATTAGGCGTTACTCTCAGCGTGCTCTTTAACAAGCACGTCCCACGCCGCATCACGCTCTTTGGCGTTGATCTCGATGCCGAGATCCTGTAGCGCATAAACCGTTGGCTTGTCAGCAGTGACATCTAAATCTAGACCACGAATGGCCTCTACAATCGTAGTTAGATGATCAACAGGCGCTTCTGGTACCGGAGCGCTCTCAGCTTCACCCGTAGGCGCTTCAGGTAGCGCTGCTGTGCCCGTATCTGCGTATGGGTTATGCGTTGGCTCATTTTCCAGTTCATCGACAATAATAAAGGCTGGGTCAGACGCATTAGTGGCATCAGATAGAGTGTCTTCAGATGCCGAATGATCGACATTGACAGTGTTATCGCCTGTTTCAACATCGTCAGCTCCTTCTGAAAGCACCTTCACTTGTAAATGGCGATCGGACTCAAGTACTGCCAGCTCATTGTCATCCACTTCGATTTGTTTGGGCTTGTCTGTAAATTGCATACCGTTCCGAAATCGGCTTTGGCAGCCAGTAGCAATAACAGAGATTAAAAACAGCTTACTCATGATTACATCCTTTTATAATAAGATTTGGATTAGGCTGCCCGTATCAAGCAGCCTAACCTGAGATGAATTAAACGCGCTGGGTGACCAGCACATCGACCACATCTTTGTTGATGTTCGTTTGACCATTGGCTAAGCGATCCGCTTTGACCAGCTCCAACGCTTTAGCACGTAGCGCAGGTGGCACGACAAGCAGGCTTGGCGTGATATCTAGCTCACGGCCTCCGTCGGCTACTTGTGATTGCATGTGCGCGATCGCCGCGTTTAAAGACTCAGCGGTCAATGGTTTGTTAGACTTATAGGCCATTTGCCAAAATCCATAACCGACGTTATGACGCGCTCGAGCGCCCCAGCGAAATAGATCAAGCATAAAGACCGACTCATCATCCAGCTTGGTCATAGCGGTCAGCTCAATTTCTTTACGCTTTTGAAAGATGATGGGCTTGATCACATTGCTGGTGTCGAGCAGGTACCAAGATGGATCACCGCTCACAGCATCATAGTCTAGATTAGATACCGTAGTGGCCACGCCTGTGCCATCATGATTTGGGTACACAGGATGATCGGTATCAAAAAAGTTTTGACCGTCATAGCACATTTTCTCATGGCCTGTTTTTAATGCATCAAATACTAATTTGTCTGGATGCTGACTGGCACGGCGGCCGTGCGCTTGGGCAAGTGGTGTTAACGTGCCTAGATTATCGTCTTCGATGTCAGTACGCTTTACCGCAATCGTTGATTCGTACAGCTTATTGACGATGCTATAAGCGTGAGTCGTGATATCTTTGAGCACGCGCTCACCGATCCACTCACGCATCTCTGGCAGCTCACCAAGCCAGTCATAAGTATTGCTAGCTGTGCTGGACGGTACGACCGTTGCGATCTGAGTGTATTCAGGCTCGACGCTATCGAGACCGTTTTGGAAGGTCTTTTTAATCGCCGTATTTAGCGCGGTTAAGGTGGCTGCATTAACTAAAGCCATGGCGGTTTTCCTTGTAATTTATAAATAAGATTAGATTAAATATCTGCTATTAAGTGCTTAGGGTGCTAGTGCTTAGTCTAAGACCACGCCCATTTGCGCTAGGATGCCTTGCTGCTCACTGTTCAGCTCAGTGTCTTTGCCATCTTTTTGAGCGGGTTTATCAGGCAAGTTGCTATCACCAATGACGGGTGCTTTGGTTGACACAAACTTGTTAAAATCTGCCAAGCCTTGCTCAGTTGAGCAGTAATTGGCATAAAACGCTTTATCAGCAGGGGCAATCTTTTTCTCACTGATGGCCGCATTGAGCGCCGTCTCTACTGCCTCGTTGTGCTTTTCAGTTTCAAGCGCTGCAAGCTTAGTGTTAGCGGCATTTAGCTCAGTAACGACTTGGCTATGGGTCGCTTGTGGTACAAAGTGGTTTAGATCAGGCATTTGTGGATCAGGCTTAGCCGTTTTTAATGCATTGATAGCATTGAGCGCTGTTGCTTGATCAGCATCTGCTGATAGCCCTAAGGCGGCGAGTAACTCTGGTAGCATGGGATCATCCTTTTCTAGTGGGGTGGTTTGATTGTCTTGCGCCTTATTGAGCGCAGGCACGTATAGGTTGGGCTTATTGGTCAAGCCGACACTACATAGCGCGTGCACAGCGCCATCTTTAGTGGTGTGAAAGGCGGGGCTGTAGAATTTATAACGCTTATCGTCAATGGACTCTTTACCTAGCGTATTGAGCTCAAGTAGTCCTAAGATGTGGTCTTGCTCGACTTTGAGCTGAGTTATCCAGCCACTCGCTTGAGTATTAGCAGTGACCTCGCTGGCGTGATCGTTATCAAGAATAAAGGGCAAGGTAGTGTTTTTAACGACCTGCTCAGGGTCGCTATTGGTCCAGCTACGACCGTCGCGGCCAGTAAACGCACCGATAGGGATAAGCGGTAACCAAATCCCGTCATCGGCCTCAATATCAGAGGGTAAGCTACGACAAAGTGTGGTGATAATCGCGTCATTGGCGTCACTCTGACTGGTACTGTTAAGCGCGGTATATAAGTGTTTTTTCATATTGCCTAGAGTAGCAATATGTATAAGTGTCGGTTATTAAAGTGGTTTACTGATTTTTACAGTGGTAGGCTTGCTTGGTGCGGGGTTGATTGGGTATACTAAAACTAGTTTCTATGCTGTAGAGCCCAATTCAGGTAGAAGGGATTGTTAACTGCGGTTTTGTATTATTAAGATGGCGATATTACAAAAATAGGTTAGCAAGTGACGTTGGTTCAAATCCAACCCAGTATAAAAACGCCATCTTTTCTTACAACTTCCCCCATAGCAAATCAAATGATTTCAGACTAGACAATTCATCGTCAGACAATGTCGACCCTGTTTTGACCATATTTAATTTAACTTGCTTTTTCTCTCCGTTATTCTCTTTTATTTTTACCGCATAATCCACTTTAACCAATACCTTGCCATTGCTGTTTTTATAAACAAAGACAAGAGTATCAAGAGCGCTCTTTTGTCTTTGCTGCTCTTTGGTCTGTAACAAAATAGCTGTAGGGTTCTGTAGTTCTTCTGGCAAGTTTTGCCACATCTCTATGTCCAAGCGCTTTCCTGATGCTTGCTTACTATCCCTCAATCCGTGCAATATATCCGCATCACGCACGGCAATAATGTTATGATGCGGCGCTTTGCCCATCTTGGTCAGCTTATCGACCACCTCATCATTGATAATGCCCACGGCCAGCGTATTGCCATACGCGCGTTTATTGTCAGCGACATCAGTTACCATATCGCGTACCACTTTATCCATCATGGCCTTTTGCGCACTATCACCCAGTAAGGCGCTCATGGTGGCATTGGCTTGCTTTGGGTTTTGAGTGACGACCTGTGATAGTTTGTCAGTGACCATCTCAAGCGCTTTGTGCTCACGGTGACGGCCGACATTATATTCAAACCCTGGACTGATCCCTTTAGGCACTTTATGCTTGCGGCCAGTGGCTTTATTCTCCCAGTCGTGATACTCAATTTTTGGGCTGTCACTGATGCCGGCCTTTTCAGCTTTGTCAGCGGTCAAGCTCTGTACCCAGCACTTGCAGCCCCAGCCATTCATGGGCATATGCGTCTGCCAAAAAGGATCATCGACAGGCAACACTAGACCATCAAAGCGCTTATGCGCAGGGCGGTTCTTGAGGCTTGGGCCCAAACGATAGCGTAGATACGGATGCGTGGCTTTATTGGCTTCAAATCGATGCCAGCTCCCCGTGTGATACGATTGCGTCTTGTTGACCTGGTACACTTTTTTGAGGCGTCTATCTGATAGCCGAGTGAGGTCTTCACCGGTCACTTCATCTTTTTGCGCATAGTTGCCCCAGCCTTCTTCACCGAGCTTTTCTAGCATACCTTTCTTAAAGGTATGAAAAGTTTGCCCTTCAGCTACGGCGTCAATGACAGACTCATGGATGCTGTTTAATACATCTAGCTCCATGATTTTGGCGACAGTAAACTTGGAGGCATGCTCCTCGGCATAGATTTCCGACCAGTTGTAGCTGGTCGCCAGCTTTTTGCCCGTGATATAGGCGATGGCCTCATGCGGTATGACTTTAGGGACTTTAAGCGCCATTATTTGACCCCATCAGCAAAGGCTTTGATGCCAGATAATGCCAGCGCATCAGTAATATCACTGCTGTTTAGCTCAGCGCTATTGAGCAATCTCAGCATCTCATCAAAGCTGGTGGCGGCTTGTAGCTGACTGACCAGCGCTTTGATAGATTGCTCAGTGACATTGATAAAGCCGTCCATATCACCGTCAGCATTGGCGTCATGCAGGCGCTCTTGCTCATTATTGAGCGCTGTAGACAGCTCTGTCTGAGCGCTTGGCGGTGCTGCTCGGTTAAATTGGGTCGCACCCATACCTTGCGGACTTGCAGCTTGCAATAGCTCTTCATCATCCTGTGGGTCAGGGATGCCCAATTTATCTCGGACAAAGTTTTGTGGCACTTTTAAGCCAAGCGGTACCAGTTTAGCCAGACCCTCTACCAGTCCCGCGATGTCTTCCGCTTCTGGGACATACAAGACAAACTTAGGATAGACCTTCTGCACACCGTAATTAAAATCAATATAGGGCTTGATCAGCTGTTGATTGATGGTTGCCGATAGCTGCTTGGCATCCGCCTTGAGCAGATCTATTCGCACCTCATTATGTACCTGTGATTGCGCGTTACTACTGCCGTCATCAGCAGTCATGGTTTGACCCAGTACGGCTTTGCTGATTTGCTTATCGAGCCAGTTGGCCAAGTTCTCAAACAGACTTTCGCCGCCGGTTGAGTTAGCAGCGGTTATAAACTCCACTTGCATACTCTCAGGGATGATAGCCGCCGCATCGGTACCGATATTGGCAACCGCTCGCTTGAGCACCGCTTTATCTGGCTCTGATGCGCCATTGCCATATTTACCGACACGTATTGGCATGCCAAACACTTCACAAAACGCCATCCAGTCGGTCAGCGCGTAAGTCTTACACATATAGCTAAGTGCTGCCATACGGGCAAGGCCGCCACGGATCGGTATGCCAGCTTTGAGCTTGGGTTGATGTACCACAAACTTATAAGCAGGCAGATGCGGCCCAGCTGTACCGTCTTCATTACATAGGCGCAGGGTATAGGCGTCGTCATCTGCAAATCTAAAGTAGCGCGGGTCACGCCACACATAGCTGACAGGCTTAAAGCCTTCCCACATTACTTCACTGGCCGCAAATCCTTTGCCCAGTCCATCGACCAAGGCACTGATCAAGTCGTCAAACTCAGCCGCTTGTACCAAGTTATTGATATCATCGGCGATGGTTTGACCAATCTCACTATCATCAGCAGGCTCAACGTGGCGATCTAAGCCTTCAATGGCCAGTTTACGAGTACGCAAGACACTACCGTAGTGCGGCTCACGCTCTTCCATCTCTTCAGCGAGCGTTAGATAGTCGTAGATATCGCCTTGGTTAGCCGCTGCCAAGATATTGGCAAGCTTGGCAGGATTAAGGCCACGGGCGATGCTGTCATCATTCCACGCACGGCGGACGCCTGTGACTGAAGCCGCTGCAACTTCTTGCTCTAATAGCTTTTTGCCAGCTTGGGTTTTTGGATCTACTTCTTTCACAGTACGCCTCTCTTAAACCCGTGGAATTGGGTGTCATCACTTAAATAGGTGGGGTTATCTTTGACGCTCTCGTAGCAGTACTCACGCACTTTAGCTTCGATCGTAAACTGGGCATGACGCAGTAGCAGCAGGGATATAGCGGTATCAGCGTGACGCTTGATGCCTTGCCTGTCCTCGGCCGCAGTTGCCGACGGTATCTTTGGCACGCCTTTGACCACTCTAAAGGCTCGCAAATCTGCCAGCACGCGGTCCGTCTTGGGTATGTTTTTAAACGTGCCATCCTCGAGCGCAGACTTAAAAGGCGGCGTATGATTGCGATACCACGGATCACTAAAGCTGACCTCATCGATGAGACCGGTTTGCTCCTTTGGGTCCCAGCGGCCGAACTTATCCGCCGCCGCTTCAGCGAGGAAGCCACCATTACCACGGGCATCAAACGCGCCTCCAGCAAAGTTTGGCAGCCTATCCAAGATATAATCAACGATGATTTGCTCTTGCTGCTTGTACGGCATTTTGCCCAGCTCAAGAATAAACTGTATCTCTAAATCTAAGTTGGGCTGCTCAGCGCCGATGCTAAGGGAGGTTAAGTTACTACTACGGGCAAAATCTTCTCCAGCGTAGTGTTTTAAATTGGGATTTAACCCCTCTAAAAGCGGCTTTAAATGCTCCTCGCACCAGTCATGGATTTCACTGCGGCGGATATGCTCATCGACCAGACTAAAGGCATCTTTTTTGATCAAGCTAATAACAGGTGTGCCTTTATCCATATTCTTTTCGATCATAGCGCGGGTCAGCCAGTTACCTGATCCGTGCTTAGGCACACACATATACTCTTCTTGCGCGTCTTCATCGCTTTCTGTGTCGTTCAGTAGGTTTTGTATCCACTGACGTTCACCCGCTAGTGTCCACGCGCCACCAGTGACTTGGCACTTACCGAGCACCTGACAGATACGCTGATACAGCCCGTCATTACAAGCATCTTCAATGGTTGTGGTATGCACCGATCCGCGCTTTTTACCCGCGCGGCAGTCTTTGATATATTCGTTAAAGGGGCTATCATCGCCGTTATGCGTCGAGATAATGCGAACTTTACTGCCCCACATCGTCAGCGCCATCGCGGCTTTTAGCACCTCAGCAAAGCGGTCGTGGAACGCTGCTTCATCTATCACGACATTACCCTGCATGCCACGCAGGTTTTTGGGACTCGATGACAGCGCTTTGACTTTAAAGCCTGATGCAAAGTAAATAACAAAGACTTGTATATCCTTGTCTTCATCTTCAAAGACATCTTCGCAGGTTTCACTGGCGGCATAGCCATAGGCTTTCGCCCACATGGCGACAGCATCGATATACTCTCTCGCCATTTCTTTATTTGACCCGATATAAAAGGTATCACAGCCACCAGCGAGGCGGCTCATACTGGCATCAAGCGCGTTGTCAGCCGCTTCCGCCCATGTCAGTCCAATCCGGCGAGATTTCTCACCGACTTTGATTTGGCTATCGTCAGCGATCCATTTTTTTTGATAGACCAGTAATACATCACTTTTATTAAAGCCATCAAAACCATCTAAAAAGCTTTGACACTCATTAGATAGCTGGTTTAATGGACGCTCAGCAATAGACGGCTTAGTGAGAGTATCAGTCATTAGCGATGCCCAAGATTTGATGTTTTATCATCTTGACCGTATCAGCAGATAGCCCCGCTTCAGACACCACCTTTTCAGCCGTATCGGCGGCGATCTCGGCAACCTCCTTACGGATTGCTTGCTCACGCTTAAAGCTACTGGTCTCCGCCTGCTCAACCCGCTGTACGACTAGCGCCAGCTGATTAAGCGCCTTAATATCGACCTCTTTGCCGCTTTCGCCCACGCTCATGGTGGTTTCAAACGCCAGCTGCTTGATAAACTCCATCAGCATCTTACCGACGTCACTTTGCGGCGCTTCCCCAAACTGCTTCGTCCAGATCTCTGCCATCTCGCGGCTTTCACGGATACGCGCTGACATCTCTTCCATCTTGCTACTGAAGCGATTGAGACCACTACGGCTCAGACAATGCGCCTCACCAAGCCCAGCATCTAACACCAGCTGATTGATTTCAGCTAAGATCTTTGCTTGTGATAGCTTTTTATCACGTAGCATGAGGGTTAGCTGGCTTTTGATATCGCTTGGTAGTAGATCCACTTTAGATGCACGTCCTCTGGTTTTGTCAGTCATTGCTAGTCCTATCCTTTAATACTGTGGATTAGGCTTGTTGACACCATCGACGACAGATAAGCCATTGGCGACATCCAAGCCACGCTGGGTGATGGTCGCCACAAAAAACGCCATGTTGTTTTGGTCAAGACGACTGATCTTGACCAGCCCTTGCTCCTCAAGCCACAGCAGATGATTGCGCACCAGATCCATGCTGATACGGTGACCGTACTGCGCCAGACACGTCTGTAATATGTTTTGATTGGCGTCGTTATTACACGCGACCAAGGCTTGCAGTAGCGCCAAGCGCTGATCGGCTGTGATTACATTGGTCATCACTTATTTATCCCCTTTATTAACTTCTTTTTCGACTAGCAGATTGACGAGCCGCGATAGTCCCTTGATACTGGTACGTAAAGCGCTGGTTTCGCCTCTCATATCACGGATAGCGCCGTTTAACTCAGCGACGTCTTTTGCACTTGGCAGATGTTGCAGCTCTTGTTCAACATCATCGACACGTCGCTCTACTGCGTCAAACTTGTTATGCAAGTCGTCAAGACCTTCAGTAATAGCTGTTTTACGAGCGTACCTAGTATCTAGTATCAAGTAGATGACGGAGCCAATCGTACCGCATACGGTCAGAAACATAGCCCAGTTGCCCGTGATAAAATCTATAATTGGTTGCACTGGCTCCCCTTGTTTTATTGTTTTTCGTGCAGTTGCTGACAGCTGATACAGCGTAGCGTCAAGCCTAGTGCCACGCGCGGTGGCTCTACCAGCTCCCCGCAGTCGATGCACTCATAGTCGCCGTCAGCGTTTTTATTGTGATCAGACACAGCTGGTTTAGGCATCTTTGCAAGTGACTGCTCAATCATGAGCTCTTGATAGGGTTGGGCGATATCGGCGTTATCCATGATGACCTACTGCTTATGCTTGTATTTTTTGTTAAAGATAAGCCACGCCGTTGCGCCGAGGGTCATAGCTGCACCGACAACTGTTTCTAGCTGCGCGGCATTGAGTACGCCGCTTTGCACGAGGTTAGTGCCCAGTCCAATGAGTGAGTAACGAATAATAGGGAATAAAACACCGTCTTGTTTTTCCATAAGGATTACCTTTATTGAGTTAAATTGGTGTACTGCGATTTAGCGGATTAGAAATACGCTGCGGTTTAACTAAATTTGATAATGCGGGCTGTCATGCTCGCCGCGCTCATGCCAACGGTCATCATTGTCCCAGTTTCCACCCCATGTGATATCGATACCCAGCTCGTTACTGGCCTGATACATGGCGGTGGCCACTTCTTTAAAGGGTTCAATATCGTCCCATTGGTAAGGTGCTGGGAATAAGTCAACTGCATGACCATAGCCATCAGATTTAACGCGATGCTTTGAGCCGAGTGGGTTGTTGAGCCAAGTGACTTTGCGAGCAGAAGGCTGGGCATACTTAGTGGGTACGCCTTTGGCGCGTAACTGGCTTGCAGTACGGCCTTTACCATATAGCTGATAGCTGCGCTTTATACTGCGGACGCCTTCAATCACTGTAAATGGCGTCGTGGTAATCTCGCTTGCACGGCGTACCACTTTAACTAGATTAGGATGCACACCGCCAAGCTTATGATCCCAACCATCTTTCCAGTCGCCAGCCGCAGGCTTGGGCACTTCAATTTCTTTTAGCCCACTATCTGCGACCATTTGATTAAAAACCTTTAGTGTCTCTTTGCCTGCAATGCCGTCAGTATCTAAGCTATATCCTAAGCGTTTTAACTTGTGCTGTATTTGCATGACGTACTTATCACTCATCGTTTGCTCCAGTTATAGACATAAAAAAAACTCTAACTAATGTGTATTAGTTAGAGTCTATCTAGTAGGGGCTTTTAGTTTTATTAAAGTGATTTACTGATTTTTGAGTGGTTGTTAATTTACCGCTTCTTTAAAGCCTTTACCGATGCTAAACCGTACTGTATTACGGGCAGGTAAATCTGTTGCAGTGCTGGTATGAGGGTTATAGACATAACGCGAGGCAAGTCTAGTCGGCTTAAACGTGCCAAAGCCCACCATAGTGACCATTTCGCCATTTGCCACTGCCTCAATAACCCCATGCTCAAATGCTTGCAAGGCAGCCTTAGCAGCAAGTTTAGTGATACCAGCGTCGTTTGCCATTTTGTTGATTAAATCTTGCTTATTCATAGTTTTATCCTTCATTTTAGTTTGATTGTTTATCACGCTGAAGCAAGGCATCAAACTCAGCCTCAAGCGTTTCGATTAGGCCATACGGCATATCAGCGTGGTTGACTTCACATTCAAGCACTTCTACTGATAGCTTCATTGACTCTATAATTTGTTTAAGCTGCGCTCCAGTCAGCTTTAACACAGCATGACCGTCTGCGCTTATTGACTGCGATAGCGCTACTATCAGCATCTCTACGCCATTTTGGTTTAGATTAATGCTAGTAATTTGCTCATTTTCCAGCTCGGTACCAACATCCATAATGTCGCTAACAGATATACGAGTTTCATCGGTAAGCTTATCGACACTTATAGCTTCGGCATGATCACCGTTAGTGACTTGATGCTTATATAATTCCAACATATTAATCCTTTTAGTTTGATTTGTTTGATGAGCAATATCATTCATATTAAAATCCCGTTAAAAAAGCTTTAAGTTTGCTATCTGTCATCGCCATCAAGTGGCCTAAGATATAGTCATCTAAATAAAAACTGGTACCGACAACTTGATCAGCGCCTTGCGTGTTAATCAAATAAGTATCACCATCCCACCAGACCGTCATATCTATCTTTGCTAGGCGCTCATTGAGCGGTGTAACTCTAATCGTAAGCTGATAAGCGATAAGTGCGGCCTGTGTTTTTAACGCTTCAATGCTGCTCATCTTTAGTGGTGAGTGACCCATGTTTGACGCCTTTTATTTGGCTAAAATCAATCCCTTTTAGCGCCTCAGAGAACGCTTTTCCTATTCTTGCAAACTTACGGCGGAGCAAGACATCAAATAGCTTGTTTTCTTCATCAGGTTTTAGCTTACGTTGCACACCGCCGATATATATTAGGCTCCCTCGCTGCTCATAAAACGGATAGACTTTACGCATTTTGCTGGTTTTCATAGCTATGTCCTTTCCTTATACCTTGCTAAAATCAAGAGCAATTTGCTGATACTTGCCGTGTTCATCACGCTCATAAAAACGCATGTACTCAGTACTACTGGTCACTTGCATAGCATCAGCAATGGCCTCCATCGCACGCTCCCACTTTGGATGCTCAAAGTTATGGCGGCGCAAGCCAAGCACGCGGCTGGTACTCACTTTGCCTTCTTTATCGACCTGAAACGCATCGTTAACTAAAGTCATGATCTCTTTGGCGCTACTGGCTCCCCATTCACTGATGCACTCGTGGATCAGGTCTTGAGCCACTTGCAAACGCTCATCAAAGACAATATGGTCTTGTATCGCAATCTTGACTTTATATTTACCATCAAAGCTGGGCAGCGACACGTTACCTTTTTTACCGCCATACTCTGTGTCATATTCGGCAGCAGAGAGGTCTAAAAAGTCTCTAAAATCGGTAAATAGGGCGGACTTCATTTCTTGCATTGATTGGCGCATAAGCTTTGCGCTTTGAATCATCTTTTTAACTTGCTCATCACGCAGCAGGTCGATGGGTTTGATTTTGTCAGTCGGCACGTGATAGCCTTTTTCATTGACCATAAAGCCATCTTGGACGGCGGGGCTTGCGGGTGTTGCTTGGGTTTGAGCGTTCATAATGCTATTCCTTTAAATAATTTAATTAATACTTTATGCGGGGCATCGATAGCGCTAACTATCCCCAAAACCGAATAATCAGTTGCATCATGAGTACCAATGCCAACAAACTGACCCCAATACGCAACCAAAAACTTAAGCTCTGGACATCGCGCTTAATCTGCTCAACATCACGCTGATACTCATTACGCTGATGATCAGCACGTAGCCAGTCTTCTACGCTTTTGGGCTCAGGTTTACCGGGTCTGATATCTGCTATCGTATCGACGACTGTCATACCTGCTAACTCTTTGCCTAGCTCCGTCTTATACGCACCAGGCGGGGTTGGGTTTCTCTTTGTCATAGTCTTATCCTTTTAAAAGTTGTTTTAAGCGGCTATAAACTGTGTTTAAAACAGCTTGGGTTGGTTTTTATCTTGCTCAGATTTTTGCACACGCTTGACGATGCTATACACCCACGCCACGCTACAGCCAAACTCTCTAGCCAGTTGCAGGTGGTTACTACCGTCAAACTTTTCATACATTTTTATATCGCGACTGCTAATTTTCACGCTCAAGGTAATGGGTATGTACACTTGCGTACCGCCCGCCTGTTCTGCAAACGCTAACGCAATATCTATCCCTAGCTTGTTTGCCGCTTCAGGCGTCATCTCGTAGTGCTTAACGCCAATGTAAGCAACAGTACCCGCTAAGTCTTTGATCAGCTCTGGAGCAGATGCATCAAACACATCGAGCGACACACCCTTTGCACTTACTCCGTCTTTTTTTGCATCCGCCATAGTCAATCCTTCTATTTGTCGTCTTTGGTTTCGTTCTTGATTTTTTCTAGGCGCAGCTTGTCTTGCTCTCGCTCTTGCCAGCTTTTGAGCGTTTCAATCAGCTGCCACAGCTCACGATCATTAGCAGCAAGCAGATTAAGCAGTAGCGGCTTATCCCGTTTACTGCGCTCACGGTTGATCATCTTACGGGCAAAGGCATTCAGGCCATTATCGCTACCATCTTTGACAAAGCCTTGCTGATGCATCGTGATCCACAGCGCTTGGATCTTACCGATCATCGGCTTGTCATCTTTTAGGCCATCACGTAGGCGCGGCGAGTTATCTTTATCAGTAGTGCCTTGATACTTGCCGCGTTTGACTTCAAAGCCTTTAGAGCGCATCTCATCGATGACCGCATTTAGCTCCGCCAAGGTCATGTTTTTGATACTGCGCTTAGCTTTGCCGCTGACGCGCTGGCTGACTTGCTCTAGCATGTCGCGGTAAGTTGCGTCGTCCAGCTTGAGCGCGTGCATACCGGTCTTGATCGTACGCTTGAGCTTGTTTTTATAGAGCGTTGTGCTGTTAGTCGTCATACATCACCCCATTTGCTGTTGTGCAGATAAGATAAGCGCCAGTGTGATAGGCTCATTACGGGCGCGGGCAGTCAAACCTGCCAGTTGTAGATAGTTGGTCAAGGCACGCAATGAGCCAGCACCTTGACCGATGCTATACAGTGCGGTCATCAGCTTGCTATCAGTCAACTCAAGCCCCCAGGCAGTTGCTACTGCATCGATGTCTTTTTTGCTGTTTTTTTGCACCGATTGGCGCTTGGCGTTACGGCTCCAAAGCCTTGCAAACTCATGGCGCTGGTTAAAGCCGCCCTGCATCTGCGTATAGACTTTATCGTTACCGATCAGCATAAAGCCGACCTCGCTGTCTTCTTGCAAGATGCGCAGCTCTTCTAATACCTTAAGCGGTAAATGATCGGCTTCATCAATGATCATTAGGCCGCGAGTACCCGCAAGCTTAATCTTGAGCATACGAGACAGTTTGCCGGCGCGTTTGGGCGCATCGCTAATACCAAGCTCGAGCGCCATCTCATACAGCACTTCATTAATAGTGCAAATGCTAGGGCGAGCGGTGATCATCCAGACGTTATTGTTTGCTTTAGTGTATTGACGCGCCGCTTGGGTCTTGCCCACACCGCTTGCGCCGTATATCACACCCATCTTTCCGAACATCTTTACAAAGTCGAAGTCAGCAAAGATTTTGCTTGCCGTTGGCGTGTCTACAAAGTCAGGAGCCGAGACAAACGTCGCTGTCTTTTGGGTTTGCCCGTCTAGCCATTTTTGCAAAGCCGTCTCTAGCTTGTCGTTGTCGCCCTTATAAGTGCCTTTGAGGAAACTGGACAAAGCACCACCGCTAAAGCCGCACTCCTTGGCAATTTGAGACTGAGTAAAGTGTTTGTCGTCAATCAGTTGTTTTATTTGGATTGTTAGTGTCATAATATTTTCTCTTATCTATTTGAGAGATTTGTCATGCTTAAGTTTTACAATACGCCGCTCACCGTATCTAGCAGCTTTCAAAATATGTTTTACACCTTTCATGATATGCAGCGCATTGCTTTTGAAAATTGGGGAGATGAGGACTTTCTTAATCTGAAAAGATGCCTTTTAATTGTAGGTAGCGATGAATTTTACCGATGGGAGCATGCCAACAAAAACGAGATCTTTTCTTTTTGCCTTGCTGATACAACACGGCGCAACAAGACAAAAAAATGGCAAACTCCTGTCGCTCGTCTTTTGTTAGCTTGCACACGTTGGCGAATGCTTTGCTATTCACAAGAGTTGCAATCTGAGCTTGAAAGTCTTGAAAATTTTGAGTCTGTATCTGAGATGAAAGAAATTCAAATGTCGGTGCAGTTAGCAGCCGATTGTCATGCAATTTTTGACGGTCTTCTCTTACTGCCTCCCGAAGCTGACGGTCTCCTAGGTGACATAAATCAGACCCCTTGGTCTTTTTGGCGAAGCATTGTTGCAACCGATTTTGGTCAGCTACTTCTGTCAGACATGGTGCTAGAGGACGATCACTATCGCTTGAGAGATTTTTAGTTGCCATCTGAACTGCTTGAGTTACCTTTTTCATCACTTATTTCCTTCTTTTAACAGTGCCATAGCACGCATAAAGTCATTATCAAATTCATTTTCACTATCAGCATCAGCTTCTACTGCTTGCTTACGCACGGTGTTACCCTCAGTCACCATGATTTCAGTGATACTTGGTGTCGGCGGTGCGCTGTCATCGCTAGCTTCTGGCATCAGCTCAGCAAGCTCTTTAATACCCATTGCTTGCTGCGCTTTTGCCATTGCTTTTTCAGATTTGACGTACTGCTTACGTGCCTTATCATGTTCACGACCAGTGGCCTTATCGCCAAACGCCACCTTCTCAGTACAGACTGCTTCAGCGAGGAACCGACCATCTAAGCTATAGACCCAAACCGTGTCATGTAGGCGCTCAGGGTCAAACTTAACGACCACCTTTTTATGAGTAGAGCCGATCAAGTCCACTGCCTCATAACGGTTTTTCTGCCCAAAGACTTTACCGCCACATGACAAGCTAAACGTGCCATTAGGTTTTAACGTCACTGCCTCGCTCATTAGCATCAGCAAGCGCATCTGCTCAGAGGTAGCACGGCGGACGGTGGCATTGGCGTAGTCACGCTCAAATACTTGGCTAAAGCTATAGACGCCTTGGCAGATCTCGGTATCACGCTTGACGCGGTTATTCCACAGCTCAATGCCTTGCTCTAATGCGGTGATAAAGTCTTCATAGCTTGCGCCGTCTTTACCGCCATGATAATTATCAGGTTTGTCCAGCACGTTAGCCCCAGCATGGTGACCCGCAAGCAAAGGATGCTTATCAACTGTCTCACCCAAGCCGCCATGCGAGAATGCACGCTCAATCGGTTTTGCCTGCCCGTGACCTGTGCCAAACTGTACACTGGTCCAAAACAGCTCAATGCCAAGCAGAGGTATAATCCCCATCGGGTCATCTTCCTTTACTTTGAAGCGGTAGCGGTTTGGTACGCCGCCTGTCATCCACTTGTTAGCAGCTGCTCTTGTGTTATCGATAGTCAACTTACGTGGTATGCCGTAGCGGCTCACCACATCCATCAGCGCTAGCCGAATGGTGTCGCTGTTCTCGCTTAAGTCAGTACGGTAGGCAAGGATCTTGCGAGTGCGGATGTCCTGCCATAGCCACGTTTTCGGACGGACGATCTCACCGTTATGCCAACGCACAAAGACGTTATGCTGATAGCCATCACCGTTAATCCATTCCATCGCCTCAAGCGATTCCACACTACGTATCAAGGCAGGATACATTTCAAACAGTTTATGCTCGCCTTGCCTCAGCAGCACTTGCTGCGTCATGGGTACTTCACGCTCAAGCTTGCGCTTGACGCTAGATAGACTCGGTATCGTCCAGTTATGTTCTGTAGCCAAAAGCTTTAGCCGCTCATAGCATGTGCCCATTTGCGGACGCTCAAGGCGCAGATAGTCCGCCTTAAATGCCTCCCAAGCGGTCTCATCAAAGTCCGCCTGGCGTGATTTACTTGGCTGATAGTTACCCAGTAGTATCGGTAGCCAGTCGCTACGCACAAAGTTGCGTACTTTGTAGTACCAGCGCTTCAGCGACCCTGTACTGACATCAGTATCAGCAGCGACAGTCTCAATCGCTTCTACTACGCCCATGCCCGTGTTTACTAAGTCATCAACCGCAAAACAACCACCCACTTTTTCAGTAGCCCGCGCTTTTTGCTTAGCCGTGGCATCTTCCCAGCCGCTCCAAATCACTTCTGGCAAATAGTTAGCCTCATTTGGTTTATTGACTAGAGCAGGTTGACTGTCTTTTGCCGCTTTTGCTTGCGCTTTGGCAGCGGCGCGTGCGGCGATGATATGGATTTCGTCTTGTACTTCTTTGGGCAAACTTTCAAAAGCATATTCGACACCACCGCCGCGCCCAGCTCGTTTTCGAGTTATCCAGCTACCTTTTTTCGCCCACCTAATGACATTTGATTTGGAGTTTGGTAAACTTTCCAAATTAAGGGCTGCTAATTCTTGTGCTGTATAGAAATCTTTCATATTAATAACCATTTTTCTGTTTATTGGTTTATGAACTGTAGCGACTAGGCCATATTTCTTCAGGCTCTACACCAATCGCGTCAGCAATGATTTTTTCAGCCTTGGGATAAGAACGATATAAAGCGTTACGCAAGTTGTTACGGGAATAACCATTTGCTTCTGATAACGCTGATAAATTAGTACCCTTAGCTTTCAAAGCAGCGCTTATATAAGCTTGGTGCCAGTCACATGGCACTTTTTTTACCGCCTTTTGTGTGTGCATTCATTAACCCCTTTAAGTAATTGAATTTACATATTAACCGTTCTATCGGTTGTTGTAAACCGTTTATTAAGTTAAAACAGTTATAAAATTGATTGAAATTCTAGTATTAAAGGTAACTTATTGATTTAAATATAAATTATATAACTGTTCTATCGGTATTTTATTAACCGAAAATAAAACAGTTATTAAATATTAACTGTTCTATAGGTTGAATACTATGATTAAAGAAATGATTGGCGCTCGTTTGAGATTTGCACGAGAAGAAGCGGGGTTATCGAGAGATCACGTTATAGCTTTGCCTGAGATAGGAATATCCAGATCAACGTTACAGCAGTGGGAAAGTGGTAATACTGAGGCATCACTCGAAACGCTTGATAAACTGTCTAAGCTATACGGTGTAAGCCCTGAATACTTGATATTTGGTGACACAGAAGCGCAGACACACCAAGCCCAAGCATCTGACATCGCCGCCATAAGCGAGGCACAAGGCATAAGCGTAGAGGACGCTATAGACACGCTCAAGACCATGATACAAGATGCCCAGCCCAAGCTCACAGAAGAAGAAGCCTTTTTGCTCAAAGAGTTCCGAGCCTTAGATGACGATCAGCGCCGCATGATGCTACGCTTTATCATTGGTGGATTTGATGGGCTTAATAATAACGGTGGTAATAAAGGTATCTTCAACAGCCCAAAATCAAAAGTAAAAAACAGCTTTAACGAGTAG